GATCTATTCACAGACTTTTGGCCATGATAACAGAAATAGAGCTATCAAAGATTGAGACGGGTAAATTCTCCGAGTCTCCCAACCTATTAAAAAAGATACAGGAAGCCTCCGAAGAACTTAAACAAAGCCCTCTCTACCACAAGAGCATCGCTGGCAAACCATTTGAGGAGCAGCTGTCCATCATGAGAAGATGGCTGGTGAAGGAGGTTGGCCTAAATGATGATGGCACAGCAAAAGATTGTGTTATTTTTTATGACTATCTTAAACTAATGGATTCTTCTGGAATGTCACAAGACCTAAAAGAATACCAAGTACTAGGCTTTATGATGACAGCATTACATAATTTTGCTATAAAATATCGGGTTCCAATTGTAGGATTTGTTCAGTTAAATAGGGATGGAATTTCTAAAGAAGGAACAGATACAGCAAGCGGTTCTGATAGAATCATTTGGCTATGCAGTAACTTTACTATCTTCAAGAAAAAGTCAGACGAAGAGGTGGCAGAAGATGGCCCGGATAGCGGCAATCGTAAACTAATACCAATTATTAGTCGTCACGGAGGAGGATTAGATGATAATGATTACATTAACTGTCACATGAAGGGTTGGTGTGCAAAAATTACCGAGGGTAAAACTAAATTAGAATTGGTCCATAATACTAAAGGCACTAAAGACGGATTTATAGTTAATGAAAACAATGACAAAGAAATCTTATTCATATGATCAATTTCAATTAAATGCTATCTCAAATGTTGCTTGTGATAGAATCGAAGACCTTCTTAAGGCCTTAGATATTCATGATTATCGACTAATGGATAGGATGATTACATTAACGTGTCCTATTCATGGTGGAGATAATGAGTCCGCATTTAATTTATATCATCAGGGAGACGACTATAGAGGCAATTGGAAATGCAGAACACAACAATGTGAGTCTACATTCAGATCATCATTAATAGGATTTGTTAGGGGATGTCTATCTCATAATAAATATGGATGGAAACAGCCCGGAGACAAAATGGCCACATTTGCAGAATCTGTGGATTTTATTGTAAAATTTACAGAGCATAATCTGCACGATATTAAAATTTCTAAAAAACAAAAAGAAAAAGATGCTTTTGTAAGTACCGTAAAGGTTCTATCTTCACCAGATCCAAAACCGGTAAGGGTTATTACTAGAGGAATGATTACTAAGTCTTTACAAATTCCATCTCCATACTTTTTAAATAGAAATTTTTCATCAGAGATATTAACAAAGTACGATGTTGGAGATTGTATTACAGAAGGCAAGGAGATGGTCAACAGAGCCGTTGTTCCAATTTACGACCATGATCATAAGTTTATGATAGGATGTAGTGGAAGATCTACCAATAATAGTATCCCAAAATGGAAACATAGTGATGGCTTTAAAGCAGAAGAGTGTCTATATAATTACTGGTATGCCAAAGACTTTATCAAAAAAACATTTGTTGTAGTTTTGGTAGAAAGTCCTGGCAATGTGTGGAGACTAGAAGAGTCTGGTATACATAACTCTGTAGCTTTATTTGGATCTTCTCTCAAAGATAAACAAAAGATCTTGCTAGATATATCGGGGGCAATGACTATAATAACCATTATGGATAGTGACGATGCGGGCAAAAAGGCAGCAGAACAAATACGAACAAAATGCAACAAGACATATAATGTTATTAATCTTGCTATTGACTATCCAGACGTTGCTGAAATGACTACTGAGTCTATTAAAAAAGATATTCTTCCTACTATCGAAAGGTATACGATATGATTATTGGGGTGTCTGGTCGCAAACAGTCTGGAAAAAGCACTGTTGGCAATTTAATTTATTCATTTTTTATGTCTCAACTAGATATTGCAGAGAAAATCTTTTTGAGTGAGAGTGGAGAAATTATTGTTTCGGACCTATATGGTGAAAAAAACTACGAGGGCATATTCGACCCGTATAATACTGCCTCAACAGACTTTTTGATATCGAGATGTTTCGAAAAAATGAACAAGTCAATTAAAATATACAATTTTGCAGATGCTCTTAAGAAAGACATATGTATTAATATACTTGGATTAGAATATAGACAATGCTATGGTACAGATGACGATAAAAACGAAACTACCCATCTGCAATGGGAAGGTAAAAATATTAGCGCCAGAGAAGCGATGCAGTTCATTGGCACAGATATTTTCAGGACCATGTACAATAACGTATGGGTAGACGCTACTCTAAAAAAGATAAAGAGAGAGGCTGTGCCATTAACAATAATAACAGACTGTAGATTTCCTAATGAGGTCGAGGCCATCAAGTCTAATGGTGGGAAAGTTATCAGATTAACCAGAGACCCTTTTCATTCAGAACACATTAGTGAATCTATTTTAGATAAAACAAATTATGACTGGTCTAATTTTGATTATGTTGTAGACAACAGTAGCAGATCTTTATATGAACAGTCTGTGCTGATTAAACAAATTATAGAGGAGATAATACAATTATAATAACTTATTTTCGTAGTAGTTCGTTTAATACACATAGTCTTTGTGAGCAACAATATTTTATGGAATATGTGCTTGGCTGGAGAGGTCCGTCGGGACAAAAGGCAGACAAAGGAACAATAGTTCATAAAGTCTTAGAAATATTAGCTGTTATTAAACAGGCTCAACAAGACAAACAAGATTTTGTTGTGGACGATATTGTAGGAAAACTTGATACTAAAGAATATCATCTCAATACAATTATTGAACAAGTATACAAGTACTATTCTGATAATTCTACTCATCATAAGTGGTCACCAAAAGACTATAAGGACTGTCATGCCTGGGTCTATAAAGCTATAGAATTTAACAACGGCATGTTCGACCCTCGCAACAGGAAAATATTATGTCCAGAACAACATTTTGATTTTGAGATAAAGAAAAATTGGGCAAAGTATTCTTTTGATACATCAGAAGGTAAGTTGACTGGAAATTTAGCCTTAAAAGGCACTATTGACTTGATCACACTTGTTGACGATAATACCATAGAGGTCATCGACTGGAAAACGGGACGCAGACTAGATTGGGCCACAGGAAAGGAAAAGACTCAAGAAAAACTAGAGAATGATCCCCAACTTAGAATATATCACTATGCTATCAAGCATTTATTTCCACATATTCAACACATAATTTTTTCGATATATTTTATTAATGATGGTGGACCATTTTCGATTTGTTTTGATGACTCTGATCTTAATAAAACAGAAGATATGCTAAGAGATAAATTTGAAATCATCAAGAATACCAAGAGACCAAGACTACATAAAAGTTGGATGTGTAGTAAGTTGTGTCATTTTGGTAAAAGCACTTTTGAAAATTCGTCAATCCCAGCTATGACAGAATACAGAGACAATCAAACTTGTTCTAATGGATCGATGATGACCAAGTGCGAGCAAATAAAACATGATGTGGAGCTTTATGGAATTAATACTGTCGTAGACCTCTATAAGCATTCTGGTCATACATTTGGTAAGTACAAAGCCCCAGGCACAACATAAGGAGACAAAATAGATGGACATGACAAAGGTATATACGCCTCTGCATGTCCATTCTTAGGTGAATCTCATTATTCACTTTTGGATGGACTAAGTAAGCCAGTACAGATAGCTGCTAGATGCCAAGCTTTAGGATTGAGATCATGTGCAATCACAGATCATGGATCAATTTCTGGAGCAGTGCAATTTTATAAATCCCTAAAGGCCAAGAACATTAAGCCTATTTTGGGTTGTGAGCTATATATTAGCGATGATGATTCAACAATCAAAAATAAGGAAAATGCAAAACTAACACACTTTATAGTCCTAGCTAAAAACAAACAAGGTTGGCATAATTTAATCAGTTTAGTCTCAGAATCAAACAATAAAAATAACTTTTATCATAAACCAAGATTAAGCTTTGATAAATTAGCCCCATATCTAGATGGCAATATTCTAGGATTCTGTGGACATTTAGGATCTACACTAGCTTATAAGCTTATGCAGGATCCAGACAATGCCACTAAGATTGGCACAGAATTCATCTCTCATATGAAAGATATTTTTGGTAAGGATAATTTCTTTTTAGAATCCCAGCTCATGGATCAGGAATACTTGCCACAACAAATAGCCTTGACCAAGATTATAAGAGATTTAGGTCAGAATACCAATACTAAAGTCATATGCACTCCAGATGCCCACTATTGTGCTCAAGAAGATGCTGTGGACCAAAGAATATTATTATGTAACAATCTAAAGACAACTTTAGTTGATATTAATAAAAAGATTCTAAACAATGAAGACATTATGATGGACTGTTTCTTTAAGTCTGACAAATACTATATTTTATCAGCAGAAGAGATGAGGGAATTACACACAGAAGAAGAAATATCTAATACTAATCTAATTGATAGTATGTGCGAAAGCTACGACATCCTGCACAAGCCTATGCTACCAAGTTTTGAATGCCCAAAGGGCTTAAACCCAGACGAATATTTAAGAGAACTATGTCGGATTGGATGGAGAGAAAAAATTAAAGACATTATTCCTGAAGATAAACAGACAGAATATGTTGAAAGAATTAAACATGAATTAGAAGTATTACAAGGTGCTGGGCTCTCTAGTTACTTCTTAATTGTGCAAGATATTTTGAGATATGTTAGAGAAAACAATTGGCTTCCTGGTCCCGGAAGGGGTAGTGCCGCAGGATGCTTGGTTTCTTATTTGATTGGGATTACATCTATAGATCCTATTAGGTATGATCTAATTTTTGAAAGATTCTATAATACTGGAAGAAATACGGCTGATAGAATCTCAATGCCAGATATTGATGTAGATGTGCCAATCAATAAAAGAGAAGAGATTATCAAATATATTAAAGACAAGTACGGATACAATAAAGTATCGCAAATGATTACATATAATACAATGAAAGGAAGAGGAGCACTCAAAGAAGTACTAAGGGTATATGGTAACATATCATTTGATGAAATGAACAAGATTACCAAATTCATACCAGACGAGGCCAAAATAGCAGATGAACTCCAAGAAATGAAGGAGGAAACCGGAGAGGCCTCTATAATTCGCTGGGCTTTAGAAAATAATGTTGACAAACTCAAGGACTGGTGTTATCTTAATGAAGATAATGAACTGTCTGGCCCCCTAGCAAAAAGGTTTGAACAAGCTATTCGTCTAGAGGGAGTAAAATCTAATCAATCTAAACATGCAGCAGGAATAGCAATTAGCATTCAAGATCTATCAGATGTATGTCCTATGATTTATGATACAAAGAATGATCAGCTAATTGCTGGTATGGAGATGCAAGATCTTGAGGATTTGGGTGTAATAAAATTTGACATTTTAGGTGTCGCAATGTTAGATAAGATCATGACTATAACAGATATCTTAAAAAAGGGAGAATAATATGCAAAGATTATTAAGTGACGTTCCAGTTAATGCTACATTCACAGTTAATGGCGTACAATATAAGAAACTTAATGAAGTAAAGGTGAGTTGCTGCAAGTCTATTAATGCCGAGGCTGTAGACAACTCCAGTAATAAAACGTTCTTTCCCGGCAACACCCTGGTGGAAACTAATGGCTAATTCTCAAAAAATTTGTGTGTTTGATTTTGAAACTGACGGAATCAATCCTGATGTCTGTAGTCCAGTACAAATTGCTGCGCTCATTATTGATCCTTTCAGACTTGAAGTAGTGAAAGATTCTGAGTTTAATATTAATATGAGACCAGAACTTTTGGAAAAAGATTCGGAATATGCCTATGCAGATAGTGATGTTTTGGATTTTCATTCTAAGGTTAGGGGATGTTCTAAGCAAGAAATCTTAGATCAATGGAGAGGGCATCAAAAGCAAGACCAAGGATGGAAAATGTTTGTATCCTACCTAGAGATGTATCATATCAGATCCGATAAAAAATCTTGCTTCACAGCACCTATTGCTGCAGGATATAATATTAATAGATACGATATGAGAATAATAGAAAGACTAAGTACAAAATATAATAATCTCAATAAGGAAAAAAGAACTAGCTTATTTTATCCGAGAGATGTTATAGACTTAATGAACATGATCTTTTATTGGTTCGAAGGAAACAACGAGCTTAAAAACTATACATTAGATAATCTAAGAGGATATTTTGGTATTTCTACTGAGGGATCTCATGACGCGTTAAAGGACGTTAGGGACACAGCTGAGATATTGATAAGATTCATGAAGCTTCATCGTAACGTTAGCTCAAAGGTAAAATTCAAAGGATCTTTTAATAAAGCTCATGCCTGAATATTATACATTTGATTGTGGTTGTAAATTTCCGGTTTTGGATAAACAAGATGTTCAATTCCCAAAAATATCATTCTCTCCAAAGCTAGATAGCTTGAATCTTGAATGTTCAAGAACCTGGGATCTAATTTCTTCCGGTAATACTAAAGGATGTTTTCAGCTTGAGTCAAGACTTGGACAAACTATGTCTAAGAAACTTAAGCCAGAAAATATTGAACAACTATCTGGATTAATTAGTATTCTTAGGCCGGGTTGTCTTGAGGCTTTTAGAGACGGCAAAAGCGTATCTAATCACTATATAGATAAAAAGAATGGATTGGAGTCTGTAGATTATTTTCATCCCTCTTTAGAAAAATGTTTGGGATCAACATATGGAGAAATGATTTATCAAGAACAAGCGATGTCTATAGCTAAAGACTTAGCTGGTTTTAATCTACAGGAAGCAGACGCTTTAAGAAAAGCTATTGGTAAAAAGAAACCAGAAGAAATGGCCAAGATTAAGCAAAAGTTCTTGGAAGGTACAGATAAGTTTAAAATTGTAACAAGAGAAGAGGCCGAAGCTATTTTTAGCTGGATCGAAAAATCTCAAAGATATTCTTTTAATAAGTCCCATGGTGTTTCATATGCCATGAACGCTTATTTATCAGCATATACTAAAGCTCATTTCCCAAAAATTTTCTTTGCATCATATTTACGATATGCTAAAGACAAAATAGATCCACAACAAGAAATTAAGGAGCTAGTGCGAAATGCTAATGAGATGGATATCATTGTACATATTCCAGACTTAAGAAATCTTAATGAGCTATTTATTCTTAAAGATAAAGCCATATATTTTGGATTAACAGATATCAAAGGCGTTGGTAAATCAGTATACAATAAGATATTATCTATATCAGAATCATTAGATTTGAAAATATTATCTTGGCCTCAAACCCTGGCCCTAATTTTGTTAAAGATTAATTCTACAGCTAGTAAGGCCCTAATCTGTTGTGGGGCATTGGATTATTTTAAAAAGACAAGAACAGAAATGCTATTTGAGTATGAGATAGCGAGTAGTTTGAGCAATAAAGAATCTGAACATTTTAGTAATTTAGCTAATATATTTTCATCTAAAGGCGTTAGAGAAATATTACTATTGTTATTATCAGAAAAAATTAACAAAAACAGAAAAACAATTATTCAAGATTTGATTGTCTCATTAGATAAACCTCCATACTCTCTACTGGATAAAATCGAATGGTTATCAGATTCCGAAAGTTCTTTATTAGGGGTGGCTATAACATGCTCTAGACTAGATTCCTATGATATCACAATGTCCAATACTAATTGCAAAGAATTTAAAAGCTCTAATTTATCTAGTAATATTATTATGGCAGCAGAAATCTCAAATGTCAGTATCACAAAAACCAAAACAGGGAAAAATCCTGGACAAGAAATGGCATTTCTAACACTAGAAGACCAGTTCGGTATGCTAGATTCTGTTATATTCTTTCCTGAACAATTTGCCAAATATAAAGATCACTTATTTAATGGTAATATTTTAGTGTTTTTAGGAGCCAGAAGCAAAG